CAAAACACCACCAATTAACCAGGCCACATTACAAAGATTTAAATGGTTTGTAAAAGACTGGATTAAGGACAATCTAGTTCCTCTGGAAGCTGAAACTGATGTCTCTGTTGAGACATGGCTCAAAGAGAGCCCATACCCACTTGCCCGACGAGAAGAATTACAAGGCATTTACGATAAATGGTATGAAGGATTGCTAACAGGTAGAGATGTTGATTTTGAAAGGTTGGAGTCTTTTATAAAAGACGAATTTTATCATTGCCCGAAGACGTTTAGAACCATTAACTCAAGATTAGAATTGTTTAAGTGTCTGATAGGACCTACAGTTCACCAAGTTGAAAAGAAAGTTTTTAAACTGCCATATTTTATAAAGCAGATACCTGTTGCAGAAAGAGCACAGTACATTATGAACTACTTGGATGCCAATGAGAGAGTTTTTGGAACCGACGTCAGTGCATGGGAAGGCAGTATGTCCAGAGAAATTATGGAGGCATGTGAGATTCAATTATTTGATTATATGACTAAGAATCTTCCCACCAACCATTCATTCATGACCCTTTACAGGCAGTTGCTATTGAACAATAAGTTGTGTTTTTCAGGTTTCCTTGCTGAAATCATAGCCCGACGCATGTCTGGTGAAATGTCGACCTCCGTGGGTAACGGTTTCACTAACTTGATGCTCATTTTATTCACTGCTTGGATGGAACGAACCACTGTTAAGATTGTTGTTGAAGGCGATGACACGCTGTTTACATGTATTAAGAAATTGACCGATAGATTCTGCAGGGAACTAGGGTTCAATTTAGTTATGGAAGAATTTGATGCTATTAATGAAGCGTCCTTTTGTGGACTCATTTTCTCCGACGTAAAGCATACGATACGTGACCCTATACCTGCCTTACTTAAATTCGGTTGGTGTACGCAGCAATATATCTCTTCAAATGACAAAACTCGAATGCAGCTATTGAGGGCCAAGGCACTCTCGTTAAAATGTGAAATGCCTAACTGTCCCATTTTGGGACCTCTTGCCGACAGAATGTTGACTCTGACAAAGGGAATCTGCGTTAAGAAAAGCATACAGCGTTTGGCTCGTTATATGAGTTTGTACAAACGTAATGAATTCCTTGATGCTATTAAATATTATAAAACTACATGGCATGTTCCTGCTAATGTTACCCCCCAGTCGAGATTCTTGATGGAAAAATTATTTAACATTCCTGTTGACGCCCAGGTTATTATAGAAGAACAACTCGCAGTGACTGAGCTTGGTTCTTACAATAACCCAGTTCTTGATGTATACATACCGGATGACAATCGCATCTTTTGGGAGTATTATGCCAGGGACTGTATTTCTTCGCTTGACGAAGACGTGGTAAACAGAGACCGTGTCTCTCATTACCAAACTCACTTACCGCTAAACAGCCTAAGTGATACACGGAAGTTTCTTCCCTCTTACGCAGCCCAGGTGGCAGCCTAGTCAGTAAAGACTCTAAAATCCCAATAAGCGGGTTACAGCTAGTCTGAATAAGGCCG